ACATATTACAAGTGGTATGAATGTATATGATAGCATCTGTCCATAAGTTATACCCAATGCTGCCATAGGTAATATGATAGTCTTTTCTAATGGACTCCACCAGTAGTAGTGATGAGTTGATAGGTAATCAATGATCCCAAAGTTGGATCTCTTTTTCTTATCAGGTGGTGCTATAGCATCTAATAATGGTGCTGATAATGCAACTCTACCTGGTATTGGTAGCACTCCACCAAAGATGGATGTAATTGCTATCATGATACGATTATCTTTTACATATCTCTTTGCTAACGAATAAACATCATTGAGTACATGATACTTACGAATATATCCTCCCAGTATCATGATACCAAAGATATAACCCATGTAGAGTTCTTTCTGTAAGATTGATGCTAATATTTCAAACATAATTTAAGTTAAGAACTAAACGGTATTCTGAGTCAGTTGTAGTTGTACCTGTGTGCATCATTTGATTAGGGAATGTTACCATCCTATTTGCAACTGATTCAACTTTTGTACCATCCTCAAACCTAGTGTATCCATTGTTGGTATTCAAATATAAAATGGATGTTTTCATATGATCTCTGATCTTATGAGTTTCTGTGTCAGTGACATCTATATGTAATCCATGTTCTATTATTTTACCTTGATTAGGCATTATATTTGCCTTGATCTTAAAAATAGCAATGGGTTGCAATCTCTGAAATATAGGTTGCAACATTGAAATTTGATCTCCTAGAGGGGAATATCTCTCATAAAAAAAGTGTATGAACTGCATGTTAAACATGTCATTCTGTTCATTATCATTAACAACTTTAGAGGTGTACCAAGGAAAATCCCATCTTAAAAATCCACTGTGTAGTTGCTCAAACTCTTTGAGAGATAAGAAATTGTCTTGAATGTCAATCATTTTTCAATTACCAAGATATGTAGTCCGTTCCACCAACTCTTATCATCCTCTGCTACCTCTGTCCTGAGTGTCTTTTCAAAGACCACTTCTTTATCCTCTTGAAACTTCTTAGCATTGTCCACTACACCATTGAAGTTAGCATCATCTATGACTAAAATGTAATTATCTTTTGCCTGTTCATGTAAGTGTTCTAAGTTTGCAACCATATTATCACCCACTTCACCATCATAAAAGATAACGTCAGGTCTATATTCTTTATTAGGTAACCATTGTAATACAGGTTTGACACAAAATCCTACTGAGGTATCAAGATTCATCCATTTGTCTGCGTTCTTGACCATTTCATCTACTGGATTCTCTACATCAAATTTATTTCCTAAATCTTTTTTCTTTGGTTTAACAACACCATCACTATAATCATCTATAGCATATGCGTTGACAGCACTATTCTTAAATAATGCTGCAAATAATGTGCTACCCATGTAGCAACCAACGTCAGCATATACTGTTCCACGTTCTGAACATAGATTATTTAATAGGTGTCTGACTTTATTAGATGATAATCCTAAAACATCATATCCCTCTGGATTAAACCTAGAATTGTTGTCCGTTGCTGCGTCAATCGCTCGGATCACACGATCCACATAAGGATTCATAGTACGTTTCTCCTTCTTCAGTACAGATTCTACCACAGATTCACAATAGTTGCAATCCCAACAATCAAATCTGCAACTTTTAATTTTATTTCGCCATATATTTATAGGTGCATCTTTGATCTTCACATCAGTTAGATACCTATCAAATTCTGGATATAATATATCTTTACCTTCATCCCAACGTCTTATTAAGTCTAGTG